TTCTTAAAATCAAAGATTGACTTTGTAATCTTTATAAACTCGCCTGCTTCGCGAGTAAAGTTAGCAATTGACTGCGCTACTCTATCGATCTTCTTGATTAGATCATCTGTAGAAGTAGAATTACTTGCTGTCACCAAAGCATCAACAAGACCCTTGCCAATGGTTTCCTTAGCATTGTTTCCAGCAACAGTTAATTTAGCAAGCGAACCTGCATAGGTATCGGCTGCTGCTGTTGCTTGCCCTGCGAATAATGTTGATAGACGAGCTTGAATTTCCTCAAATGAAGAAGATGTGAGTTCTGCCTTTGTGAGTCCTACACCTAAGCGGCCAAGTGCTTGAGTTTGGCCTAAATAAGCTTTCTGTAAAGATTGCGATACTTGTGTCAGGCTTCTACCCGTACCTGCTGAAATGTCTAATGCAAGTCCTAGCAATTCCTGAGACTTAGTAACATCACCTGTAGCGCGAAGCATTCGATCCATTGCTGGACGAAGTTCATCATCGAGCACACCTGTCTGCATTTCAAGGCGAGAGATAAAGCCATTGACTGTATCAGCGTTTGATCCGTAAGCAAGGCCTAGATTTTTAAGAGTAGTGCCTAGTGCTTTTGCTGCCTTGTCATCTTCTGCAAAAGCCTTAACAGAGGACTTGGCAAAAGCCATAATCTTTTGTGCGCTATAAACAGCCAGTAAGCCTTTAGCAAGCTGCTTAGTGCTTTTAGTTAATTTGTCTGTAGAGGTTTCTGCTTGCTTGAAAGCCTTTTTACCAGTGAACTCGGTAGCAATATCAATTTTTACTTGTGCCACGATTAGCCTCTCACTGTTGCGCGTTGGTTAAGTTTAGTCTTAGCGGAGTCTATAGCCTTTAACACAGCTGAAAGAGCTTTACCATTGTCTTCTTCGTAGGCGCGATAAAGACCGCGACCTCTGCGATTTCGTGATCCCTTTAATTGAGATGCGTTTTTAGCTTCTTGGTTTTTAACAAACAAGCTGTTAGGATTTACAGTTCCAGCAATTTCATAAATAGCTCCAGCGCGTGTTTTATTGAATAATCGCGCTACAGATCTAAAACCTCTGGAATTAGCCTTAGAAGGACTTGACTTAAAACCAATGTTAGATTTAACAATAGAGGGAACATATTTAGGAAACTTAGCAGTGCTGAAAGCAGAAGAAACAGCATTAATTTGATTGCCAGAAATTCCCCAGTTTGACAAAACTTGGTTTTCGTTAGGCATGTACCCTCTAGCCGTTTTTATTATTGGTTTAACTGCTAACGACATTTCCTTTGTCAGTTTTTTAGACAGATCAGGTGTGAATTGTCTGAGGGCTTTTCTAAGCTCTACCGCGCCTTTTACCTCTGTTGGCATCGCTCACCTCTTTCGCTTCATCTTTAAGCCCTTGCACTAATGCATCGAGCATGGTCTTATCTAGATCTAATAACTGCTGTGGCGCGATTCCCAATCTAATGCTTAGCCTAGCGATTAGATAGGTGAATGGAAGATCGCGCTTTAAGCTAAAGGGTCTGAGTCAAGCACCTCAACACTTTTAAGTGTCTCGATGAAGTCCATCCCGAAAGGCTTAACAGTTTCACCTGACCTGCGTGTTACTTCCCATGCTAACCAATAGACATCGCTTTGCTTTTCTTCATCGCGAAACGCCTTATGGAAGCCCTTTTTAGCGTACTGCTCGAATGAGTACTCCACTGCTGGAGTGATCTCGCCTTCCAATACGCTTCCGTCTGTACGAACGATCTTTAGTTTTGCCATGAGTTTGCCCCTTTATAGTTTGTTTAGAATGTGCCTGTTGTGGCGACTGCAACTGTTGAGTTAGCAGTAAATGTGATTGACTGTGTGCCAATGTCACCAACAGCACCATTGATGTCTGTAGTGTTATTGACTAGCAATGAGACTGTGTACAGAGGGTTAGTCGCTGAGACTATTGTTCCCTTTGTCTGTAGGAATACACATGTGACTGTTGTCCCCCACGCTGCCTGTAATGTTGCCAATACATTCGCTGATGCTGTGTCATTTAGGAAATCGATAGTAACAGTTGATGCTTCCAAGCCCTTAACGAACTTGTGTGCTGTGTCGCCCATTGCTGTGACTTCTAGCTCATCGAATACGCGGTTGATTGTTACTGCTGTTACATGGTCTGAAAGATCGACAGTGTTAATCTTCACACCTACATTGTTATTTAGAAATACAGCCATGAGATTATTCCTCGTCCTTCTTAGTAGTTGCTGGCTTTGATACTGCTGGTGCTACCTGCCCGATCTTGATCAGGAAGGCTTCGTTCTCTTTTTCCCACTCGGACATATTAACTCCAACTCGTAAGGATTGATACGGACATCTCGCAGCTGAGAAGGTCTCCCGAAGCAGCATTGAGAATACTTGGTGCACTGATTGCACTTACATTATAAACGAGAGATGATGCTGCAAGCTTTGCGAACACGCCACAAACAGTATCTTCAATCCCGTTTAGGTTGCCTTCATTGTCGAATAAAGGCACAGTCATAATAATCTTAAAGTTAGCCATCGGGCTAATGCCAATGTGTTGATTATTGGTTGGTGTCAGGTAAGGATCATCTGGTGACACGATTACAGAGTTAGCCAAGACTGTTGCCGGTGGAAAAGCAAAGGTCTGCCACTTAGCGTTATCGACTAGGGCGGTGGCTAATGTGGTGCGAAGGGTAGTGATGGCAACGGGCATTATCCCACCATCGAACGCGGATCAAGTGCGTGAGCGATCAATCCTCGCACCTTAGCGAGAAGCTGTGCGCTCATTCGGTAAGGGCTTGGCTGGAAATCGACTGCGTTACTGCCTGAAAGGGTGGCTGTACGCGCTTGCCAGATTTCAACAGATATCATAAGAGCTGCTTGCTGGACTGCCATGTCAGTTGTCCAGTCGGTGTAATTTGTAATTGATACAGATCCGTAGGGATAAATCGGATGATAACCCTGAGCAGTCGCGTGAGTAGTGTTCACGCTAATTGAAAAACCATTAACGGCGGTAATTGTTTTAGTGCCGTTATATAAGCTGCCTGAGTTAGCAATCGTTACGCTTTGACCTACATAAAATGTCTCAAGCACATTGTCATTAAAGTATAGAGTGCCTGAACCTACTGTGTTTTCATGTGCAACTGTAAACCATTTTGGTGCCCATAACATTGGAAGTAAAACTGCATCTGAAGCATCGCATACTTCCTGAAGGATGGCATCGGTGTACAAAGTACCGACTCCAAGAGTGCTTCGGAGTTCTGTGACTGTTGTAAGTGCCATGATGTCCTTTCTAAAGACTCTGGGGAGTAGAGGGCTACTACTCCCCAGAGCGACTTAATTACCTAGTTATCAGGTTAGGTTGAACCAGTTTGCGCCTGCTGCAAGCTTTGTAGCAAGTGCTCCCTGACCGAATAGTAGAATGTCTACTGTTCCGTCTGAGTTAACATTAGTGCGAAGCTGCTGACGAGCACCCTCGTACCATGTGTAAGCATCTGGGTTAATAACAGCCATTGAATAATCTGCTGTTCCTATTCCACCAGAACCCTTCATGTAACGAGATACACGAAGATCAAGACCTGCAACATTACCGCGCAGGCTTGTTGGTGAAAGTGCTCCTGCATTATTTTGAGGATTTGCAGCGATGTAAATTGGTCGACCAGCATCATTGTATGACATGATGTTAGCCCACTGCTCTGGTGTGACAACCATGTTGCGAGCAAAACCAAGTGAAGCAGAATAAACTGCTGCTGCTGCGCTTGAAACATAACTTAGCAAACCTGTTGCTGAGTTAGCCTGTGCTGTTGCGTTAAGAGTACCTGCGCCCTGAATAGCTGTTGTTACAAATTCTTCAGTATCTTTTGCGTAAGCGTATTCCATCTGGACAAGAAGCTCATCTAGAAATGCAGGTGTTGAGTTTGTTAGCAATTCTAGAGTAGTGATTGCACGACCCTTAAAGGACTTCTTTGTAACTGTGATAAATGATGCTTCAAGTTGTGACTCTGTTACTGGTGAGTTCTCATCGATCTGATCGACTAGAGGCACTTCAGTAATCTTAGGCAACTCAAATGTTTTTCCAAATTCTGGCATTGTTCCGCGAGAAACTGAATCAATCATTGGGCGATCTGCGTTAGA